AGATTTCACATTCTTCGCTTCAAGAATAGGTTTAACCAGACTTGGATTGGTCGGTTTAACGCCCAAAGGTCCTGCTTTTGAACCAATAAAAATTGCTTCATCAGAAGGGTTTTCTAATAGATTTGGTAATCCAAACTCTGATTATCCTTTAACATATGTTGCATACAGATTTTTATCACAATCATCTGAATTGACTCTTACAAGAGTACTTGGTAAGGTTGGTTATTCAGGTTCAAATGCATGGTTGATAACTTCGGAGGCTTCTGCATATGAGTGGAGTGGTACTACGCTATCTGTTATCAAAAGTAAAAAAGATCCGAATACTGGAAATTTTTATTATACTGGTTCTACAGATTTAACATTATTTGGAACAAGTACTTTATTAAATTCATTTGGAATTTCTGGAACAACAGGACCTATCACTGGATTTTCTAGTTCAGCTATAACTGTATCACTTAATGAAGCTGATGATACTTATATTTTGAAATTAGTGGGTCAAACCCCTAAAAGTTTTGATGGTGATACTGGTTTTTATGTAGATTCAATTTTCCCACACTTAATTGGTCAATGTGCTACATATACAGCATCAACAATTGCTGGTAACATAGGAACAGCATTGACAACTTCATTTGAATTTAAGTCAAATGATGCATATAAGGATTATACAGAACAATTCAGGAATTCTATAACTCCAATGATTGTTGGTCAGGTTGTAGGAAGTACGGTTAGGGATTTGTTTAAAGTTGAAACTATATCTGATGGTGATGCTTCTGCTGCAGAAATAAAAGTTTCTTTTGTAAACTTAGATCCTGCCAATAATACATTTGATTTAGTTGTAAGAAGATTTTTCGACACTGATGCAAGTACTTTGACTAGTGGTAGATTAGAATTGTTCCGTCAATGTACAATGGATAGAACTAAGCCAAACTTTGTTGGTAAAATGATAGGTACAACGGATGAAATATATCCAAGACAATCAAATTACATAACAATAACTTTAGCAGATAATTTCCCACAAGATCAAGTTCCTGCTGGTTTCAGAGGTTATACATTAAGAACTGGCACAACTGCTAATGTTCCTCAAATTCTTTATAAAACAAGTTACCTTTCTTCAGATACTGTTTCTAAAACATATTTAGGTTGTTCTGAATTAGCATATACTGGTTTAACATCTGTTGTTGTAGGTGTAAAAAATGCAATACAAACTTTAGAAAAAGATATTTTTAAATTCCAAGGTTCTGATTCAACAGATGTAGCTACTGTTAAAGGTTTTCATATGGAAAGCACAGCTCCAACATCTACTTTCTATACTGGTATTGAAACAAGTTTGACTGATTATGAAAAACCAGAAAGAAAATTCACAGTAGCTCCTTTTGGTGGATTTGATGGATGGCAACCTTATACAATTCCAACCTTCACTAATGATGTTGCTGATGAAGACAATTTAGACGCATTTAAACTTTGTGTTGATTTAATGGCACCACCTGAGTCTGTGGATATAAATGTATTTGCTGCTCCAGATGTAAATTATTCAGATAATTTGAATGCTGTTAATTATTGCTTGACTATGGTTGAAGATAGAGCAGACTCTATATATGTAATAGAAAGTCCAAGATTGTCTACTGATTCTGCAAAAGCAACCGCTTCACAAGCTGCTGCTGCTGTAGAAGAATCTGGTATTGATTCTAGTTATGCAGCTACATATTGGCCTTGGATTCAAATTGAAGACCCAACAAGTAATAAATTCATTTATATTTCTCCAACTTCAGAAGTTGTAAAAAATATAGCTTTAACTGATAATATTGCATATTCTTGGTACGCACCAGCAGGTCTAAATAGAGGTCAAGTGACTTGTGTTAGAGCTGACATAAATCTCTCTAGAGATGATCGTGATACTTTGTATAATTGAACAATCTGCTTTGGATAGAATAAATGTTAGAAGATTGTTGTTACAAGTTAGAAGATTAGTTGCAGCTGCTTCACAGACATTGTTATTCGAACCAAACGATCAAACAGTGCGTGACCAATTCTTAGCAAAAGTTGAGCCTATATTGTTACAAATACAAAATCAGAGAGGTATATTCGCATATAAAGTTACAGTAGATGATTTTAATACAGCTACTGAAGATTCTGATAGAAATACTTTAACTGGTAAAATAGCAATTAAACCTACACCGGCTCTTGAATTTATAGATCTTACATTCCAAGTTCTTCCTACTGGAGCAAATTTTGAAGATTTCTAAAAAAATCAAAAAAATAAAAAATAATAACATAAAATATAAAAATATAAAAATAAATGGCACAAACAGTATTCGTTTCACCGGGAGTATATACAAGAGAGCAAGATTTAAAGTTCCATCACAAGAGAATTTCTTGTTCAGATTTGGTGGTACCAATCCAGATTATCCTTTGCCTTACGTGGCAAATGCATTTTTGAATCAATCGTCTGAGTTGACGATGACAAGAGTGTTAGGAAAAGTTGGTTTCACAAATTCTCCTGCATGGATCATCTCTGCACCTACTGGAGCTTTATATTCTGGTACAACATCTAGATCTGGAATAACTTTTAATGCAAATACCACATCAGTTATAAACTTTACAATTAATACATTAGAGGATTATATTGGTGGTGTTAGTGGTGATATTTCTGGTAATACCGCTGGTGGTAACACTGTAAATATTCACTTCAGTGGTTCTGTAACAACAGCTGTTTATTCTGCAGCATTCAATGTTGTAGCATCTTCGCTTGGTATTATATCTACTGGTGGTAATGGGACTGATTTGATAATTCCAGATACTTTCTCATTGAACAGTAACGTAAGTATATCGAATGACTATTCTGGAGCAACTTTATGTGTTATTAGAAGTAAAAAAGATGGAAATGGTACTCCATATTATTCGGCAGAAACAGATTTGACTGTGTCTGGTTTAGGATCTCCTCTAGGTGTATTTAGTTTATCCGGTGGATCTAATACACCATTGACTGCTTTAACTAATTCAACTCTTAATGTTTCTTTAGATGAAACACAAAAAAGTTATATAGTAAATTCTTTAGGTACTAATCCAAAAAATGTAGCAGGCGATTATGGTTTATTTGTTGATGTTGTGACACCTCATTTTATAAGACAAGCATTTTCGGCAGGAACTTTAAATCTACTTGAAGGTTTATCGTATTCCAATACGGTTAATTTTACAAATTTTGCAGATTCATATAAGAATTCTACAACACCGATGATTGTTTCAAAAGTTATAGGTTCATCAGTAAGAGATATGTTTTATTTTGAAACAGTTTCTGATGGAGATGCCTCATCTAGAGAAATAAAAATTTCTATAGCTAATATAGACAACACAAATAAAGTATTTGATGTTGTTATTCGTAAATTCGAGGATACAGATGCTAATACTTTAACTAATGGAAGATTGGAATTATATAGGGGTCTTACAATGGATGACACTCAGCCGAATTTCATAGGTAAAGCAATAGGTACAACAGATGAAACATATCCAAGAGTTTCCCAATTCGTAACTGTGACTTTGGCTGATAATTTCCCAAGAAACACAGTTCCGGCAGGTTTTAAAGGTTACAATTTGAGAACATTCGCAGATTCAGGTTTAACTTCTACTCAATTATTATACAAAACATCATATGCTGCTACTGATACTGTTTCTAAAACATATTTAGGAATTTCTGAATTAGCTTATACTTTGTTTACTGCTAATTTAGTAGGTCAAAAGGCTTCAATAAAATCAATAGAAGCAGATTTATTTAAGTATCAAGGTGCTATCACAACTGGTGTTACAACAATAAAAGGCTTCCACATGGAAAGTGGTGCAACAACAGATTTGTTTGTAACTGGTACAAAAGGCTCTATTTCAGATTATACAAAATCTCAGGCTAAATTCACTGTAGCTCCGGCTGGTGGTTTCGACGGATGGAATCAATTTAGAACAGTTACATTTACTGATGACGCTAATGATTTAGACAACGTTCAAGCATTCAAAGATGCTGTAGATTTAATGGCAATCCCTGAAACAGTAGATGTTAATTTATTTGCCACTCCTGATTTAAATTGGTTTGATCATTATAAATCAGTAGAACATTCATTGACAATGGTTGAAAATAGAGCTGATGCAGTTTATATTATAGATGCTCCTCGTTATGCATCTGATGGTTCTCAAGATAGTGCTGCAATAGCAACCGATTTACAAGGAGTAGGATTAGATTCAAATTATGCAGCAACATACTGGCCTTGGATTCAAATTTTCGACGCTACATATCAACAATTTGTATTTACTTCTCCAACATCTCAAGTTGTTAAAAGCATAGCATTAACTGATAACATTGCTTATCCATGGTTTGCACCTGCTGGTTTAACAAGAGGTAAAGTTGATTGTGTGAAAGCTGATGTTAAATTAACTAGAGATGATAGAGATAATCTTTATGATGTAAATATCAACCCTATAAACACAACAATTCAAGAAGGTGTTACAATTCAAGGTCAAAAAACTCTTCAGGTTAAGCAATCTGCTCTTGATAGAATTAACGTAAGAAGACTCTTGTTGCAAGTTCGCAGATTGATTGCTGCAGCTTCTCAGACCTTGTTATTCGAACCTAACGATCAGACTGTACGTGACCAGTTCTTAGCTAAAGTTGAACCTTTGTTATTACAAATTCAAAACCAAAGAGGTCTTGCAGGATTCAGAGTAGTAGTTGACGATTTTAATAATGCTTCTGTAGATAGTGATAGAAATACCTTAACTGGTAAGATTCAAATCAAGCCTACTCCAGCTCTCGAATTCATTGACTTAACTTTCCAAGTTCTTCCTACTGGTGCTAATTTTGAAGACTTTTAATAAATAAAAGTTTTATAAAGAAAAGGGATCTGAAAAGGTCCCTTTTTTTATTTTATGTATGAAAGTATTCACTATTTTTTTATATAAATTATTTTTATTATGTGTCAAATAAAAATAAAATTATTTATTTATTTTTCATTCCTGAATTGAATATAAGTAAGATTGGAATAAGCAGAAATGCTACTAAAAGATTAAGTCAATTACAAACTGGTTGTCCTTATCAAATACAATTAATTAAAACATATAGTTCAGAATTTTCTACTAAAATTGAAAGAGTATTACATAGGTCATTCAGAACAAAAAAAGTTGATTCGTTTGAATATGCCTTGTTAGGAGAATGGTTTAATTTAGAAATAGATTCAATATTAAAATTCGAGGAAATTTGCTCTGAAATAGAGAAAAATATTATCTATTTAAAGAAAGAAAACAATCCTTTTCTATGATATGTGAAGTACAAATTTCATACTTCCGCAATCCCAAATTCTATCCATTCTATTTTTTTTTGCTATTTGCCATTCAGTCAATTCAGAATTTTCATTGAATAATTTTATTAATTTTTGTTTATTATATTTGAAACGGTGATATCTTATAAAATAGTTACTTTTTTCGAAGTAAAAATAATTAGGTTTAGTTGTATTGATATATTCGAAATTGCATTTATGGTAAACAGTATTTTCCGGATTTAAACCACTCCAACGACAATCTGCATAAGTGAAAATCTCTTTAGTTTCAGGATTGTTTTTTAAAAAATGATTTAAAAGTTTTTCAAAACCCCCAATAATATTATAGTCAATTTTAGAGCAAAAACGAGATAATTCTACTGAATTTTCTTTGTCCTGATTATTTTTTAATTTGTTTCCAAGGGCTAGTCTAGGTTTACAAAAAGTCATTACTGAAACAATTTCATTTTTTAAAAATAAACCATAACTTTTGAAGTTCACATCATTTCCCTGTATATGATTTTCTTCTAAAAATAATTTCTTTTCCATAAATGTGATTTCTTTTATTTCACAATTTCTTGCATAAATTTTATTAGGCGTTAAATTCAAATAATTCTTAATTCTACTTTTCACTATATCCTTTTTAAACATCCATTCATCTTCAAAAATATGTATCAATTTAATATTTTCATTATTACATAATTGAGATTTTTTTAAATGATAATTGGGAAGTTTGTTTCCACCCATTTCAGAGTGAAAATAATTCCCATTCAATTCAAATGCTATTTTGTGATCTTGTAAGTAGAAATCTAACTCCAGAGGAGCAATAATTTTTTTTGTATTCTCAACATATTCTAGATTTAGTGAATCTAAAAAATCTTTGAATTCACCTTGTTGTTTTGAAATGCTAGTTAATGGATAACATCTTCTACAAATTGGTATAGAATCAAAAGACCATTCGAATATATTGTCACATAATTTACAAGTAAGTTGATATTTCAAATAGTGTAATTTGCCTTCATCTGTCTTTATTCTTAATTTATTGTATTGATTAATATCGAACTTCAAATCATTTTTAGCTAAAATTTCCTTTATTTTATTTGTTTTGTTTAGCTTTTGGATGCCCAAATAAAGATCAGAGCTAAAATAATAATCTGAATTAAATTTATTTTGGTTTGTTTTTTTTAAATTATCTTTGCATTTATCAGTTTGTAAAGTATAATCAACTCCGTATTTATCTCTATTTGTTTGTTTGAGTTTGTCTAAGGACTCTTTAGTTTTGAGGTGATGATCAACTTTATATTTATCTAAAGTTGTTTTTTTTGCTTTCTCTCTATTATTAAAATTTGGATCATTATATTTTAATAATTTTGTTTGATCAGATTTTTCTTTATAATCCTTTATTTTAGATGGGTGTTCTACATCATACTTCTCTTTCAAAGAGCTCTTTATTTTTTCATAATTATTATATTTCTCATCTCCGTATTTTTCCTTCTTGATTTGTTTTAAATTATCATAATAATTATCAGTTTCAAAAAAACTTTTTTTACCATATTTTTTTTCTATGGTATCAAAAATTTTTTTCATCCTTTCGTCTTTATGGTTTTTTCTATATAATTCAGTGCATTTTTCACTGCAATTTTTTTTGTTTTTCTTGTTACCAGCATCGAATTCCTTTTTGCATGTTTCACAAACTTTAACTCGTTGAATTTTAGGTCTTCCCATTGTTTTTATATATGATATATAATATTGTGTTAATGTAAATATACATAAAAAAATAAAAAAAACTCAAATTTTTTTTTTTTACTTTATTTATTAATAAATAAAAACTTAAATATCATGCCAACACTAATGTTTAGACCGGTTCCAATTGATCAGGAACCTAAAATGAAAAACAGATTCGTTCTTGAATTTCCTACGGAATTAGGTATTGAATCTTATCTAGTACAGACTTCCAAGAAGCCTTCGATATCAATAGATAAAGTAGATATTCCTTACATGAATACTAAAACATACATTGCTGCGAAATACGCTTGGGATGAAATGGATGTTACGTTTATCGATGTTATCGGACCTTCTACGACTCAGAAAGTAATGGAGTGGGTTCGTTTACATGCTGAATCTACAACTGGTAAAATGGGTTACGCAGTAGGTTACAAGAAAAACCTTGTATTGAAAGCTCTTGATCCAGTAGGTGTAGAAGTCGAAAAATGGACTCTTGTTGGATGTCAAATAGTTAAAGCATCTTTTGATGATTACGATTATGGTGCAGCAGAACTTGCAAAAGTGAGCATCACAATCCAACCAGATAGATGTTTATTATCAGCATAATAACAAAATAAAATATTTTCGGTTTTTTATTGTGAGCGACACTGAAAAAGTGTCGCTTTTTTTATAACTCATAGTCATCAAACCTTTTTTTATTCTATTTATTTGAAATGAGATATTAATGTCAAAATTAAGAATTTATAAGGAATTTTACAGAATAGATTATATAGACGGAGTAAATGATAATTATACATTAATTGACCCATTTTCATTAACCGCAGCAACGTATAATTTTAGTACAAGTCAAGTAGTTGAAAGTTTAACAACTACTCAAGAAAGTTTGGGTAATTATTATATTGAATTAAACGGTTCTCTTTACACGTTTCCTACAGTTTATCAAATAATTTGGTATGTAGAATATTTGAATAATGGAATTGTAAAACAATTGAGAACTAAATTCTTATTTGATCCTGTTAAAAATTATATAATTTCTGAATTGGATATAGAATTTTCTAAATATGTAAATATAAATTATGAAATAAGCAATTCTGTTCCTTTAGATTATGAAATTAAAATAAATTAAGATGAACCAAAAACCATTTATAATAAAAAGAAATGATACATTGCCAGATTTGCAAATAAACATTAAAACAAGAAGTTGTATAAATGCCATTATACCTTTTGATTTGTCTAATGTAACAGGTTGCACATTTTCAATGATAGATGAGTGTGGTTCTGTTGTAATAGCTTCTAATACGGCTCAAGTAATTAATGCATCAGCTGGAACAGTTCAATATACTTGGTTGGAAGGGGATACAAGTATGAGTGGTAAATTTCAAGGAGAATTTGAATTGTTTTTTGACGATGGAAAAAAAATATCCATACCTAGCTTAGGGGGAATTGAAATATTCATAGATCAAGATATTAATAATTTATAAATAGAATAGATGTCCGGTTATTACATAATACCTGTTGTTGGTGGTTCACAATTTAGCGGAGGTACAGTATCTGGAGATACTAACTTTTTGTCTAATTTATCAGCTAATACTTTTTATTTAACCAATACACCCAATAACAATAATTCATCTAATTATGTACTTGTTTATAATAACACAACAAATGTAATTGAATACCGAGACGCATCCTCGATTGGAGTGTTGGGTAATTTCTTACCAATAAGTGGTGGGACTTTGACAGGTCAATTAAACGTACCTTCAATTTCTGGAAGTTCAATAACTGGATTTACTTTTTATTCAGGATCAACTCCTTTACAAAATATATTCCCTTACAGTGGAACAAATATAGGATCAGGATCAACTGGAATTTTTGCTCAGAAAAATAATGATTTATTAGAATTTAAAACCTTATCTGCTGGAACAAAAGTTTCAATAACAGGAACCTCTGATACTGTAATTATTTCAACATCCGGAATAAATAACTATTATATCCAAACCATTGCACCATCTGGAACTACAAATTCTCCACTATACGATGGAGATAGATGGTTCAATACAGTTAACGGTTTAGAGTTTGTTTACATAGATGATGGTAATTCTTCCCAATGGGTTGAGATTTTTGCTGCGACACCACAGTATGAAAATTACGGAACTTATGAAATAAATGTAAACTCTTTTAATTTATCATTCGATTATTTTTATTATGGAATTATTTATGATGGGGCAGTAAATTTATACTTACCGTCTTGCACTGGTTTAGATGGTAAAAAATTAACTATAAAAGATGAATTAGGAAATTGTAATCAATTAGGAAAAAGAATAAGAATATCTGGAGCAACAGGAGAAAATATAGATGGAAATAATTATGTGGATATGGCAATATCAAAAATGGCTTTACAAGTAATATCAAGATCAAATAACTGGTATATAATATAAAAAATAAATGAGTTACATATTCAATAGCAATTCAACAGTTTCATTCGCAGATAATGCAACAATAGATGCATTCGGTAGACTTCGAGTTTCTGAAATTACTAGTTATTTAGAATTAAAATATTTATCTGATAAACAACCACTATTGGTAGATGAAATTATTAGTGGTTCTTCTACCTCTGCTTTTAATTCCAATAACTCAGAAATTAATATGAATGTTTTTGGTTCTGGAGATCTTGTAATTAGACAATCGAAATATAGAGGAATATATCAACCCGGAAAGGGTCAATTGTTTGAAGCTAGTTTTTCTGATTTTAATATTGAATCTGACGTTATAAAAAGGGTCGGATATTTTTCATCTTCTTTTGATATACCATATTCATCAACTCTAGATGGATTCTTTTTAGAATCAAATGGAGTTGATAATTCAATATCATTTCAAATATGGAAGAAAGGTACTCAAATTTTTAGTGGTGGAACTGATTCTTGGAATAATAATGAATTTGACATTACAGCATTAGATTGGAGTAAAACAAATCTTTGTTTAGTGGATTTTCAATGGCTTGGAGTAGGACGAGTTAGATTCGGATTAAATTTAAGTGGTATAACTTATTTCTTTGCTGAGCATTCTGGTACTGGTCATTTGGATAATGTATATATGGTTTCTCCAAATCAGCCTATAAGATATGAAATAAGATCTTCTGGTGGTGCTGGACAATTCAATCAGATATGTTCTCAAGTAAGTATCGAAGGATCATTAAACTCACTAAATAAAACAGTTGGATTAAGTAATGCTACTGAGATAACATGTTCTACTTCAGGAGTTACATATCCTATAATAGGATATAGATTAAAAACTGGTTCTACATTTTCAAACGCTATAATTGATTATGTGGCTGTTTTACAAACAACAAACGATAATTATTTGGCAAGTATACAGTTTAATCCAACTTTAAGTTCTCAACCTTCATATACTGATGTAAATAATTCATCAATACAATATGCTGTTGGTAATGGAACTATTACGGTTACTTCAGCTGGTCATATTATTTCTAACTATATAGGTAAAGCAGGAAGTTTAGGAACAGATAAATTTGATTATAAAGATAATTCAATAAAACCCGGAGTTGGAATAAGTGGAAACCAAGATACTGTTTGGTTTTGTGTTACTCCACTTTCAAATAATAGCAAATTCAGAACTTCAATAAACATAAATTACTTTGATTAAAAAATGCCAATAAATTTTCCAATAAATCCAACTATAGGTCAAACCTATACCTATGATTCGAAAACATGGGAATGGGAAGGTAGTTATTGGAAAGCATTGGGGATTGTTCCCGCAAATGGTTCTTCTGGAACAAGTGGTAGTGCAGGTAGTTCTGGTACAAGTGGTAGTTCGGGTAGTTCAGGAACTAGCGGTAGTTCGGGTAGTGCAGGTACATCAGGAAGTTCTGGTAGTGCAGGTACATCGGGTAGTTCAGGAAGTTCTGGTGAAAACGGAAGTTCTGGTTCATCTGGTAGTGCAGGTACATCGGGCAGTTCAGGAAGTTCTGGTGCAAACGGCAGTTCTGGCTCATCTGGTAGTGCAGGTACATCAGGTAGTGCAGGTTCTGCTGGTACAAGTGGTAGTGCAGGTACATCGGGTAGTGCAGGTACATCGGGCAGTTCAGGAAGTTCTGGTGCAAACGGCAGTTCTGGCTCATCTGGTAGTGCAGGTACATCGGGTAGTTCAGGAAGTTCTGGTTCATCTGGTAGTGCAGGTACATCGGGTAGTTCAGGAAGTTCTGGTGTAAACGGAAGCTCTGGTTCATCGGGTAGTGCAGGAAGTGCAGGCACATCGGGTAGTTCAGGAAGTTCTGGTATAAACGGAAGTTCTGGTTCATCTGGTAGTGCAGGAAGTGCAGGCACATCGGGTAGTTCAGGAAGTTCTGGTGCAAACGGCAGTTCTGGTTCATCGGGTAGTGCAGGAAGTGCAGGCACATCGGGTTCATCTGGTAGTGCAGGTACATCGGGATCTTCTGGTAGTTCTGGAGTTAACGGAAGCTCTGGTTCAGCAGGTACATCTGGGGTAGATGGTGCTAGTGGAACTTCTGGAACAAGTGGAACTTCAGGATCATCTGGTAGTGCAGGTACATCAGGTTCATCAGGAAGTTCTGGTGCAAATGGAAGCTCAGGCTCATCAGGAATAAATGGAAGTTCAGGTTCATCTGGGATAAATGGAAGTTCAGGTTCTTCTGGTAGTGCAGGTATATCGGGAAGTTCTGGTTCATCTGGGATTAATGGAAGTTCTGGTTCTTCTGGTGAAAATGGAAGTTCAGGCTCTTCTGGTAGTGCAGGTACATCAGGAAGTTCTGGTTCATCTGGAATAAATGGAAGTTCTGGTTCTTCTGGTAGTGCAGGTACATCGGGAAGTTCTGGTTCATCTGGTAGTGCAGGTACATCGGGTTCATCTGGTAGTGCAGGAACTAGTGGTAGTTCTGGCAGTGCGGGTACATCTGGTTCATCTGGTAGTTCTGGTATAAATGGTAGCTCAGGTTCATCTGGTAGTGCAGGTACATCGGGTTCATCTGGTAGTGCAGGAACTAGTGGTAGTTCTGGCAGTGCAGGTACATCAGGATCTTCTGGTAGTTCTGGTATAAATGGAAGTTCCGGTTCATCTGGAAGTTCTGGTACAAGTGGTAGTTCGGGTAGTGCAGGAACATCTGGTTCATCTGGTAGTTCTGGTACATCAGGATCATCTGGTAGTGCAGGAACTAGCGGTAGTGCAGGTTCATCAGGCACAAGTGGTAGTGCAGGTAGTTCAGGAACTAGCGGTAGTGCAGGTTCATCTGGCACAAGTGGTAGTGGAGGTAGTTCAGGTATAGATGGAAGTTCCGGTTCATCTGGAAGTTCTGGTACATCAGGATCATCTGGTAGTGCAGGAACATCTGGTTCTGCTGGTACATCCGGTTCATCAGGTAGTGCAGGTTCATCCGGCATTGATGGTGTGTCAGGCGGACAAAATTACTTTTTGAATTATTCGGTAACTCAAAGTCCTTTAACATATAAAGAATTAGGTCGTTTTACGACAGGTGCTGGTCAGCAAACGGTCGCAATTACTTTGACATCAAATCAACAAGATGTATTGTTTGGTGAGTTCATTACTGATGTTGGAGATCCAAATGTTTTGATTATACCAAATGGTATTTGGCACAGTTATGTTTATTGGACTAAACCTACAGACCTTTCTGATTGTGAATATTATTTCACAATAACAAAAAGAGAATCTGGTGGTACAGAAACTTTGTTATTCACATCAGATAGTGTTAAAATAGGTTGGAATGGAAATAACACAACACCTGTTGAAACAAAAGCAAATGGTGTTGTTCCTACCAATATTTTGGACTTAACGGACAGATTAATAATTAGGGTTTATGTAAATAACAATGATCCTCTCAATAGGCTTGTAACTTTTTATACTGAAGATGCTACATATTCTTATGTGGTCACAACTTTATCCACGCCATCTGGAACATCAGGCAGTGCAGGTTCATCTGGTACTTCTGGTTCATCTGGTAGTGCAGGAACAAGTGGCAGTGCAGGTTCATCTGGTACATCAGGTAGTTCAGGATCATCTGGTACAAGCGGTAGTGCAGGTAGTTCTGGTATAGACGGAAGTTCCGGTTCATCTGGAAGTTCGGGCACAAGCGGTAGTTCGGGTAGTGCAGGAACAAGTGGTAGTTCGGGTAGTTCAGGAACTAGCGGTAGTGCAGGTAGTTCTGGTATAGATGGAAGTTCCGGTTCATCTGGTAGTTCTGGTACATCAGGTAGTGCAGGATCATCTGGTACAAGCGGTAGTTCTGGTAGTGCAGGAACATCTGGTTCATCTGGTAGTGCAGGAACTAGCGGTAGTGCAGGTTCATCTGGTACAAGCGGTAGTGCGGGTAGTTCTGGTATAGACGGAAGTTCCGGTTCATCTGGAAGTTCGGGTACATCAGGTAGTGCAGGATCATCTGGTACAAGCAAGTTCCGGTTCATCTGGAAGTTCGGGTACATCAGGTAGTGCAGGATCATCTGGTACAAGCGGTAGTGCGGGTAGTTCTGGTACATCAGGAAGTTCTGGTAGTGCAGGAACATCTGGTTCATCTGGAAGTTCGGGTACAAGTGGTAGTTCGGGTAGTTCAGGAACATCTGGTTCATCTGGTAGTTCTGGTACATCTGGATCATCTGGTAGTGCAGGAACTAGCGGTAGTGCAGGTTCATCTGGTACAAGTGGTAGTGCAGGTAGTTCTGGTATAGATGGAAGTTCCGGTTCATCTGGAAGTTCTGGTACATCTGGTTCATCTGGAAGTTCGGGTACAAGTGGTAGTGCAGGTTCTGCTGGTACAAGTGGTAGTGCAGGTAGTTCTGGTGTAAATGGAAGTTCTGGAAGTTCTGGTGTAAATGGAAGTTCAGGATCTTCTGGGGCAGCTGGTACTTCTGGTTCCTCAGGTGTTTCACCTACTTTACCAACTCCTGCTGATTTTATTTGGACTTATGGAAACAGTTATAACACTTCTTTAAAAGTTTTAAGGAATAATTATACATTAAATGTTTATAGTAACTGGAGTATCTTGGCTGGAAGAAGTAATTCGATTGCTCAGTTTGCTGATCATGCTGGAATATTAGCCGGTAGAGACAACACTATAACATCAACTACATATAGACCAAGTCAATACGCTTTAATATTCGGAGGAAATCAAAGTAAAATTAAGAGATCATCTAAAAATTCAGGTATATTCAATGGATATAAAAACTACATAGGAAATAATGATGACATTTACTTTAATACAACCAAATACAATAATATTACAACTGGAAAGTTAAATAGAATAAATATAAATTTTGTTCCTTATAGTAACTTAATTTCGGATTACCTAAGAATATATAAAGTAGATACTAATCAAAAATTCGAAATTAAAGGAAGATCAAACAGTATATTAAACGGGACTGATAACGAGATATATGGTGGATTAAGTTTTATTACAGATGAAAATGCTACAACAACTTCTTCGCAATCATATTTTAATACTGTTGAAAATGGAAAGCAAAATAAAATCGTAGCTTCAGGAAAAACAAATTATAATTTCATACAAAATGGTTTACAAAATACAGTAAATAACACT